TGAGCTGTTAGAATGTCTTGCAATCGTTTGATCACAAAACCAGAATTTGTAATTCCGAATGCCATGAAAATTTCCTAGAGAAGTGGGGTAATCGTAATAGGCTCAGAGATTTCCCCTGTGACCACTCTCACCCTGAAGGTTAAAGAATACTGTCTGTTTTGAAGTGTAGAGGAAAAAGAAATAAGCTCTTTCACTCCACGCTCTTCTAGGATCTTTTGTTGGAGGATCAAATCAACTGAAGCTTTGCTAACTTTCTGCCCGAGGATATTCCAATAAGGAACACCATACTGCGTATTCAACACCCACTCACCTGTAAAGCAAGTGAGTTTGATGTACAGGCGTTGGGCAACAACTTGAGTAAAAGGTTGTGTTGTTTGTTCTTTCTGAAGAGGCCCATTCACCCATACAGCATCGCCGTAGGATAAAGAACCTCTGTTTAAATCAAGTAGTATGTCCACGCCTGTTCCTTAAAGATTTACGGGGCCGCCAGATATACCGATTCCCGGTTGAACGTCCGTATGTCCATGAGTTGAGAAATCAACACCGTTGAACGTACCAACACCAATAAGCGTGTAGTTACCCGTCTGAATAATATTGCCAGACCAAGTAGTATTACCAATAGCAATATCACCAGTGGTTGCCGTCATAGTGATTGAACCAGTGGCATCAAGAGTAAAGTTTGTACATTGCATATCAATATCACCTTGAGCGGTGATAGAAGCATTGTTGCAATTAATCTCAGCATCTTGGTTTGTGTTGATTACAATACCACCACCAGCAAGAAGTCTTACTTCAGTTTCAGTAGACTCACCAATGTTATGAACTAGCACTGTATCTTCTGTACTGTGTGTCCATGTACGCTTGTTCGGGTTGTTCACTGCAACACTTGGAGGCTGGATACCGGGGATAAATATTGCATCACCTTTATCCATCTTGGCAGCATTAGCAGGAGTACCGGGAAGTCCAAGACCAGCTTTCCATACATCTAAGTTACGCATGGAGAACACAGCAAGTCCTGTATCACCTACACGAATAGGGAAAGTAAGACCCGACTTCTTAGTTACTTGGAAAGATACAGGAACCCCTAAGATTGGTGTACGCTCTTTAATCTCACCATTTACAAACTTCTGATTAATGGTTGGTTGTATATCCACCATCTGACCGTTGAGACTGTCTCTGATTGCAACTACAACACATGGAATAGATGTGTACATATTAGATGTTTGAGATTCAAAAGCAGCAACAAGCAACTCTTGGAGGGACGATTCCCTTGCCATAGATTATTCCTTCTTATTCTCTACTTTCTCAAGAGCGCTTAAGTCAAGTTGTGTATACCAACTACTATCTCTCCAACCACCTGTGTGGCGAAGGCTATCAACCTTAAACCAGCCAGTAATAAGAGTATCTTCAAGCTTAACAATGTCGCCGGGAATAATATCAGGATTAAGAAGCATCTTGAGTTGAACACCCTGCTTCTTTGACTTATCCTTTGCACCTCTACGAACGTCACCACTTACACGATAAGCATTTTCAATCAAACCTGTGTATTTAGAAATAACATAAGCTTGTTCAAAGTTCTCAGTGTTAGCGCGATCATTATCATGGACATACAGAACATCTTCATCCACTTGCCAATGCAATCCATACTTACTGGATAACTCATCCAGCATCTCTTTAGGTGTCCCCATAAGAGGATAACCATAAATAACTGGATTATTCAGGTTGGTTCCGTTGAACACACCACGAGAGACGTTAGGGATAGCTTTACGAATATCCTCCAGTACGTCTTTGACTGTACGTCCAGGCGCTGTGAGTTGGCTTAATACTGTATGATTAAGGTCAGTGTAGCCCGCTCCCATCTGAATCTGAGTTACCCTATCAGTTCCACTCTTACGCGTCGTAACGTTGGTTATTTGCCCAGCAAACAGCCTTTTCATTCCGATTTCTAAGTAGCCAGCGGAGAAGACAGCAGCAGGGTAGTCAACGTCAAGAAGCTTTAGACTTTCGTTTGAGAGGTTTGTGATTTCAATGGCAGCACTATTTGTTTTATCTTTATTACTGGAAGACTTGCTAATATCAAATGTCACTTGAAGACTATTATTAATCAACAGAGCGTCACCAGATTTAGGGTCACCAACAATGAGTTCATACACCCGGTTGCGCTGTAGTTGCATATCAATCCTCTACGACATAAATGTAGAACAGGTTATGGTATTCACTAATCTTATCTGGGAACTCTTTGTAAGGTTCACCAGTAAGAGTACCTTTCTTAGCCAACCAGAAATACCCTGTAAGGTTTGGTAGGAAGTAATCCAGAAAGATTGGATACTCTGGTACGAGAGCCTCACCTGTAACAATTGGATTATTGTCTGCGTCAAACAAAGATATGAAATATAACTTAGCTCTCTCATTGTAAGTGAAATCAATGTTGTAAGAGTTACCTTCCAAGGAAATAGACAGGCCGTAGAAGGATGATGGATCTAGTGGAATTGAAACATACTTAGTTGCCATTTACCCTCCTGTTGGGAGTACCCCGATTGGTGTTACAGCTCTTCTTAGATCTACATCTGAACCTACTGCATTAGCGTCTTGCACTGTTCCATCAACCTTGCCAAGCTCTTTCTTAGACGACCCTTTACCAGAAACACTAGCACCTAAGTTTCTTGGGATGTCCGTCTTCTTCAAGTAGACAAAGCTAACTTGCTCGAAGGTAATGTCACAATACAAACCATAGCCTGTGTTAGCATCTTCCTTGAATTGAATACCTGTTACAACAAGATTGTTCTGGATTCTTTTGAGAAGCCTACCTGTAAACTCATACAACTGAACAACTTGGATGTTAGGATCAAACTGCCCTGTTGTATCATTGAACTTTACACCAGAGATTAAGTCTTTCAACATATCCCTGATCTGTTCGGTCAAGTCACTTCTTGCAGGATCAACCACCACATCAGGGGATGAGTCAGGCAGAAACTGTCCAATACTGTCTGGAATGAATCTGCTAAGAACGGAGCTATCTGTAGAGTTTACGGACACTGCTGTTGGTGCAGTTGTTACATTATAAGGGAAGTTACCATCATTATCTTGAATCAGGTAACTGCCAGTAGAAATATCAACACCGCTGATTACAGCAGACATTGTGAAGACAGGATTTTGGGAAATGAAGTGATCAGAAATCTGCGCACCACCATCCACAGGATGTTTAGTAACTTGCCCACTAAAGTTCTGTGAGTAACTTACAACAGCATCCATGTAGATTAGGCCGCCTTCGTCTGGATCAGATCCGCCGTATTTAATAGCGAAGGACATTAATGAGCCTCTTTATTCGAGAACTGCATTATGGCAGTTACTAACTTATCATTCAGTTTCTCAGCGAAGTCTTGGGCATTCTGTGCAGTAATCTCAGCTTTAACATCTACACTAATTTCCATGGGTGTAACGCCTGGAATAGCAGAACCGTAGGCCATGTTAGGCACAGGATACACAGGGGCTGCATAATCAGAGGCCCTTTGTTGTGCCATAGCCATTTTCTGCTGTGCTCTTTTATCAGACTCAAACTCAGCAGGGTTGAATGGTCTGTCGGGCATCAGCAGTGCTTTAGCTCTTGTACCAAGATCATACTCACCACTAACCGCATTAAGTACACCCTCTGCGGGCTTGGTCACAGTGTTCAGTGTAGCCCAACCAACAGACTTTAACTTCTCACCAGCTGAAGCCCAATTCCCTGCTGCTGCATCATTGATTGCACCAACCAAATTAGTTAGGTTGTTTATAACCTCTCTGAAGCGCTCTAACATAGAGCTAGAAAACATCTTATCAAAGATTTGATCCCAACCTTCACCTATGTTTGAACTAAGCTCCCTAAGCTCAGTAAAGATGTTACGAACACTCTCCAACCAAAGAAATGCTTTTTGTCTACTATCTTCATCTGGGAAAAGCCTGTCCCCAATGTAACTATCACGACCTTCAAAGAACCTCTTAAACGATTGAACATTAAGAAGTATTTCAGAGAAGCTTTTAGATGCCCTATCGAAACCCATGGCCATTGATTCAACTAAAGGTGAACCTTCTTTCAGAGAAACAGCCATTGCCTTAAATAACCTAGCAAAACCTGTTTCTACACCAGACTTGGCACCAAGGATAGCGGTATCAGAGACAATGTTTTGAAACCTAGCCTGTTCAGCTTGAGAGGTTCTCATTGCTACGTCAAGTTTAGGCGCAGCCCTCTCCCGCATAATTCTAGCTACAATTGGTAGAATCTCAGAGGATTGTACTTTACCAGTAGGAACTGCCTCAAGAAGAGCTGCAATTGCTTTTTGTCCTGTCTTATCTCCACCAGACATCTCTTGGAATGCCTGTGCAAAGATGCTCATAGTGCCGGGGAGTGACTCAGCCATCTGACGACGAAGCTCTTCCATTGAAACAACACCTTTACCCTGCATTTGGGACAGTGCGTTCAATACTAACTTCTGACGTGGTGCTGTTACACCCATTGCTCTTTGATATTCAGAGAAACCAAGGAAGATTTCTTGGGATTGATCCAGAGACTGACCAGCGCCCAAAGAGTTAGACAGAAAGTTGTTGTAATCTTGTGATGAGCTTAGGTAGTTAAAACCAATTCTATTACTCTGGCCCCTGAGCCACTCAAATGCTTGTGGGCCTTGACCTTGGAGGCCAGCAGCCTCTGTTACAGCTTGCGTGGTCAGTTGGGCAGAGATAACCTCTTGGTTCCTACGGTTGAGCTGAGTTAAACCATAGCCACCCATAGCTAAACCAATAGCAGGGCCATACATACGAGCAGCTAAACCACCAGACACGCCAGCACCTACAGCAGACCTACCACTAATACCTCTAGACCTATCAGCTATCCGTGAATCTACATCTGGTCTAACTCTAACGGATTGCTCAGCAACTTGAGCTGCCCTACGCATAGCTGTTGTCATAGACATGTTCAAACGTTTTTGATCAACAACAAAGTTAGTAACTTCAAAAACTGTTCTCCCTGACGCCAGATCTAAAGCATTACCAAGCTTGAGGTTTAATTTCTTCTGATCAATATCAAACTTAGAAATGTCAAGCTTCAGTCTGAGGTGACGATCTATCTTCTTACCAAAGGCTTTGAGTTTTGCTTCAAGAGCTTTTAAGGTAGAGTCTACTTTTGCAATTTCTTTCTTCTCGATGCGTATGCCGAGGCTTGCATAGTACTTCGCAATATCCATAACTCTACCTTATTTATTCTTAGGTTCTGCAACAGCCTTATCACGCGAAAGCTTCTTCATTGCATCATAGGCATCTAGTGTCTCTAACATATTGTACAAATCCCGAAGGGAGTATTTTGTACGCATATCTGCAATAAGATGTAAGCCACCCAACTCATGCGTTGCAACTCTATAGATTTCCCATCGCTGGGAGAACTTATCTATAATCTCTTTCTCTTGTTTGGAAAGAGTTGGTGCAGTAGAACTTTTTAGTCCTCTGTACCGCTCTCCGTAAAAAGGTCTTCAAAGCCCCACTTCAGAATCTCACCAACCAATTCTTGAAGGTGTGCAGTCTTACGGGAGAACAGAATATCAAAAGATTTGTCTGTAATCTGCTTGTTCTCAAAAGCAACACATTTGCAGATGAGCCTCTTAATCTCTTTTGGATTAAGCTTAAATTCATTTTGGAACAGTTGGTCTTGCAGCTCAAGAGCATCAATTGCAGGAAGGGCAGTGACTAGATATTCACGTTCACCCAATACAACAGTTGTTTGCTCAAGAGCAATGTTTTGAAGATTCATTTTGTAGCCTCAGAAGAAAAGGATGCAGAGCATCAAAGATGTTACTTGTGTTACAGCAGACTACTTATAGTAGGCCACTTACGAAATTACTTGCAGCATTGAATACACCATCAAACACAGAGCTGCTTGGTCTGCTGTTACCACCAACAATAAACGTATCTGTGGTTTGACATAGAATCGACCAATTTCTATATTCGAAAGTACCAGAAAACACAGTCTCAGGATAACCAACAATATAAGCTTCGTTACTACTAAAGACACTAGCTCCACTATTATCTTTCAACAAGATAGCGAGTCTGCCTGTCCCTTCAATCAAATCCAATCCATGGATAGTAGACAACACTTCATTACTTTGAGATGTTTGAAGAATAGGCAGTGTAATGAAAGAGCTTGTATCATTAGTTGGGATTCTAGTGTGCTTACCTCTAATACCAAATACAGGGACAAAGCCATCAACACGTCTTGCAATGGTGATACTTTCCCAACCTGTAATCTGATAACCACCAATGGTGAGAATTAAGTCCGAGGGGCTATACGTATTCAACGTAAACTTCTTGTCGGCCATTTATAAAATCCCTTCAAGAATAGGTAAGGCACCAGCAGCGATATTAACAAGGTCTTGAACAATGCTAGATGGATCTTCATTGTTACCAAAGTTAATAACCGCCTGAGAACTTCTTAACACCCAAGTGCGCTGATCAATAGAGTTACTTTTAGCAAGCTGAGGAAGTTCTTCAATCCATGTAGTGGTTGAGAAGAACAAGTCAGTGCCACTGTGATCCTTGACTAAGATTGGGAATTTACCACGTTGAGTAATTTCATCCAGTTGCCACAACTTAGTTAGAAAGTCGTTGGTTACTGTACCATTGTGAACAGTGATACGAATAGTATAAGTCTGGTCATTATCATAAAGCCTTGCTACAGTACCATCAGGAGTGCGTACACTCTTGAAAGGCATGACATCCTTGTCAATCGTGATGAATGTACCATCGACGAAGCCTGTGATATTGAGCAGGC